CTGTTGTGTAAGCTTTTCTAAAGGCTTATTATTCTTAAATTGTTCTTCTTGTGCGAAAGGTTCGTTTTGGGTAAATTTCTCAAAATAGAAGGGTTCCGGACCTTTAGAGTAGTTTCCTACATTATAGGAGTTCTGCATCATAGGACCGGCGGTATTATGCGATTGATTGCATTTTGAATTGTATGTTAATAATAATAGTAAAGATAGTAGCAATAATATTGCTATTGAAAAAGATACAACAACGTTTTTATTAGTACCCATATTTATTCTTCTTATATATCTATTATTTACATTAGATTATATTTAAAAATATTTTTAATATATTATTATTTTATATTTTCTTCTTGGTTTAATATTAATGTATTCAATTTATTTAGAAAATAGTTTATATTGATATTAGTTGATTCCGAAGTTTTCTTCAAATCTGCCAATAATTCGTCTATAGTTTTCATATTATCCCTGATATTATCTATGTTTTTGCTAAGCTTGTCAATTTTATCGTTACATCGTTTCTTAATATTATAGATTCTATTCTGAAAATTATCTATCAATTCTTCTGTACTTACAGTATTATCGTCTTCATCTATATTAGAAATATCTATTTTTCTTATTATCCATTTGTTAGAAGTAGTTTCGCTATATATATATAGACCGTAATATTCAATTGTAATATTAATGAAAGATTTCTTAATTATGCTATCATCTCTAATAATATTAATGATATCATCAATATCTTGAACGGCCTTATTATTATAAAGCATATTCTTAACCTGTTTGGATGACAATATAACACCGATTGTTTTCGTTTGATTACAGAATGATTTATTATATAGCTCGGTTATTTCACTCATATCAAACTTATTATTAAACCATTTTAAAGAATTCTCTTCAATAGAGCTCATTATTTCCTTATCAAACGCAACAAGCTCTCTTATTATCTCCGAATTATTGGAAGGCGCTATATATATATTAAATATATATCCGGTATTATTCGTCAGCTTATTGATTGATTTTATCCTTACATCTACTATGTTTTTAATGGGAGGGTTTTTATACATCAATATTAGTTTATTTTCCTTTTTTATAGGTTCCTGAAACATTTTATAATATATTAAATTATTATTATTGTTTTTAAATATATGCGGTAAAAATTAGTAAAAATAATAAGACTTCACAAGGCAAATAGATATTTTATCTGGTTTTATCTATCCTATAATAAAAGGTTTTTTATTTATAATTTTATCAGGTTTATTCTTTGTAAAGATATTCAAATTTGGATAAAAATTTTCCATAACATATAATAATAACTTTTCTATTATTAAGTTTTGTATATTTTCATCTTTAAACCCGCTATCATACTCCATTATTAGCGCATCTCTGATAAATAACATAGTTTCATTAAACAAATCGCTCGGTAAATCTGGAAAATATCCCCATCCATCACTCTCATTCATAAAAGCTTTAATTATTTTTATATAATCCAATAATGCTTTCTTATTATATTTTTTATAAGATTTTGTAGCATATCCGTAATCATATATTATTATATTATATTCACAGGCCTTCAAATAATAAGATGTATTATTATATGTGTAATGATAATACCCTTTTTCTTTGTTTATTTGATATAAGAAGTTTCCATAATGAGCATCATTATGATAATATCCTGTTAAATTGTGAAAAGTAGTAATGGATAAAAACGTTTGAATAAATATGTTATACATTAGTTCATCATTTGAGACAACCTTTCTATTTTCTGTAAGCATCTTTAAATCTCCGTGTGCCAACTCATTTATAGAAACGAGTTTTTTATCACTTGATATATTATTATCACCATTATATGATAATGGATTAGATATCATCTTTAATATATCGCGACCGCTTATACGAGGACATATAAATCGCTTATACATCATAAGAAAATGCTTAGACCTTTTTTTACATAAAATATTCTCGGTAATTTTTTTCATAATGTTTATTTCGCGTAGATTATCTTTTGTATTGGGCATTATTTTTGAAGTCAATAAATTGCCGCCTAATACATTCTTAAGAACAGTAAGATATATAGCACCACAAACACTTTCTGTTCCTATCTTCTTAATTAAAAACAATTTATTACCAATAGTATATTTAAAAGAAGTATCGTTACTTTTTTTAATACATTCGCTTTTTTTGATATCTTTAATATAATTTAAAAGATAATTATAATATTTTACGCGATTATCAAGAGAATATTTTTCATCAACAGTGTATTTTTTAAAAAACTTTTGAATCTTTTGAATTGCCTCATCAGTTATAAATAGTTTTAAAGATTTCTTTATTTTTGGTTTCTTTGATATTTTATCTATTATATTTTTGCTTTCTTTTGTTAAAGAATCATAGACATCGCTATGATTACTGGAGCTTGTTCTTGAACGAGATGCTGGCGTATAGTATTTGCTCGCGTTACTCGCGTTACTCGCGTTACTCGCGTTACTCGCGTTACTCGCGTTACTCGCCGCAGAATAATACTCGCTTGTTTTGCTAGTTTTGCTTGTTTTGCTCGTTTTGCTTGTTTTGCTAGTTTTGCTTGTTTTGCTCGTTCGTTTAGATTTGTTATAACTTGTCCTTTTTTTAGGAGGATTACTATTCATTATATACTTACTTTATAATGATATTAAAATAAATATAAGCCTCTTAATAAGACTTTGTAATTATATTATAAAGGGGGTTTTATTTATTATCTTATTTGGCTTAATATCTGTGAAGATATTATTGTGAATATTTTTAGGAGCTTTTTGTATCATATTATATATAAAATCAACCATATCTAAATCATAAGAACTGCTTAGATTTTGAATGTATAATATAAGTTGGTCTTCAATATTTACCATTTCTTCATTAAATTTGTCTTCGGGTAAATCCGCATATTCTCCCCAACCATAGTGTTTATTCATAAACGCATTAATTATTCTAAGATAATCTACTAAGGCATAATTAGTATTTTTATCTTTATCATCTTTCATATCTAAAGAATAGCCAAAATCATATATCATTATATTATATTCACAGGCTTTCAAATAATAACTCTTATTATTAGATATGTAATGATAATATCCGCGTTCATTATTTTGTTGATATAAGAAGTTCCCATAATGAGCATCATTATGATAGTGTTTGGCAAGGTTGTGAAATGAGGCTATTGATAAAAATGTTTGAATAAGGATGTTATACATTAACTCGTTATTTCCGGATACTTTTCTATCTTGAAGGAGTGTTTTCAAATCTCCTTGTGCCAGTTCATTGATAGCTATTAAACGTTTGTTTTCTGAAATAGATTTTTTTGTAGTTATATTAGGACATACGAAATACTTATACATCATAAGGAAATGTTTAGATTTTTTCTTTATTATAACATTTTTAGTTAAATCTTCCATAATATTAATTTCTTTTAAATTATCATTGCTTATTGATGTTATTTTAGAAGCCAATAAATAGCCACCAAATACGTTCTTCATTACAGTGAGATATATTGTAGCATTTACACTATCAGTGCCTATTTTTTTAATCAAAAATAATTTATCACCTATACTATATTTAGTATTATCATTTTCTACATATTTCTTAATACATTCCTCTTTTCTAATATTTTTAATATAATTTAAGAGATAGTCGTAATATTTTATACGATTTTCAAGTATATATTTATCTTTTATAGCATACTTTTTAAAAAACTTTTGTATTTTTTGTATCCTTTTATCAGATATAAAAAGATTTTTAGATTTTTTGAGTTTAGGCTTTTTTGACAGTTTATCTATCATATTTTTGTTTTCTTTTGATAATGATTTATAAGCATCGCTATTTTTCTTTGATTTTGATTTATTTGAAGATTTTATAGAAGCCTTTTTCTCTTGATAATTCTTATCTACCATTTTTTTAATTATCATATAATCTGATGAGCCTTTTCTTGGCATACACCATTTATTTTTGCCTTCATTATATTTTCTTAAAGCTTCAATATATTTCATTTTCTATAATATGATAATATTTATATAAATAAGTTTAAAAATATTATCTTTATTTCTTTTATCAAAAATAAGAATGATTTCTAAAACCGCCGATATAGATATTGATAATAGCAAAGATAATGATTGTGAGAATGATTGTGATAATGATAATGACGAAGATTATAAAAATAATATAGTTAATATTATAATTGATTTTATAAAAGACGAAATATTAAAATCTAATATAAGATATGAGATAGTTAAACCAATACTATTATATATCTTATATTATTTAATACCTTTCGTTTTATTAATCCTTATCTTGAATTTTATAACTACTATAATTGCCGTTTGTATCGTATTCAAATATTTAATATAAAAATATCCTCTTATTATAAGTATTAATACAGATATTATGAAGGAAGATAATAATATTAAATCGCTTATAGCAGCCATCTTAAAGCTCTCTTTAAAACTATCAAAATCGCAAGGTACTCCTAAGACAGTCAAGAAGACAGTCAAGAAGACAGTCAAAGCGGTCGCTAAACCTAAGGATGCCACTAAAGCCAAGAAGGCTCCTAGGGCAGTTAGGACAAAGATAGTCGGTGGAGGCAGTGCTGAATTTTTCGAATGATTATATAGATGAATATACCATTCCTTTATTTTTATTATTGTTAATAATTGATAGCGAATATAATTTAGTATAATTATTATCGGATTTATTTACTTTAATATTTTTGATAATATACCATCCTCTTTTATAAACATCACCTATGGTTTCATAAGGTTCTTTATTGATAATATAGATACGTCCTTTATCAAAGATAGTAATATTTTCGTCGCCACAACTCTTATTAGTTTTATTCATTCTTAAACATATATATGTGCGAGATTTTAAATCATTTTTTAATAATATAATAAAATAATGGATGAAGAATTAATTGAAGAGTTTAAAGAGCTGTTTTCGTTTGATAAAGAAAAACAGAACTCTATATTAAATAGAATTATCACAGATAATATAATTAAAGGAAACAAAATAGAGATATCAGATGATGTATATAAAGATACTAATATAGATAAATGGGCACATAATTTGCCATCATTAGAAGGGAGCAAAATATTGATAGAGAAATTAATGAGACATCCTATAAATGACAGGAAACTATTAGAAAAACGACAGAAGGCTTTGATAAATTATGATATAGACATTGAAATATTGAAAGACTATGAAAGCGATATTTTATGGATTTATAAGATTGCCGAGGAAATTAATGAAAATAATTCTATAGAAATATTATTTCCATCGTCATTTATATTAAGTTATATAAATTACATCGAGACACTTCTCGATATGTATCATCTTTATAAGATATATTTTATACCTATTACATCTGTATTATACCCTATAAGTACTTTTGTCGCACCATACATATATTTAAACAGATATCTCAAAATGAATATCAGTTTTAGGTCTTATCTCGAAATAATTGTAGAGATTATTAAAATGATGTGTGCTTCTACTGGCAATATTCGTACAGATTTAATTAAATTCATATCTATATTTTTCTATATAGGAATATATATGTATAATATGTATCAGACATATGAAGTAGCATACTTTTTATACAGTACCAAGGATAAACTTCAAAATAAAATGGAAGGCTTGGTAAAGTTCGTCAATCATTCGCTTAATATTATGAATAATATGCCAAAAAATATAATAGAACCATATTTTAATATTAGGGCTACATATGAAGATATTTTGATAAATAATAGTATGTCGTGTATTTATAGAATATGGAAGGACGACATATTAAAAGAGAAGCTGTCTTCGCTTTTAAAAACTATTTATGCCGTTGATGTTATCTATTCTATTAATAATTTGTTTTTAGAGAAAGATTGGTCTATCGTATCTTATAATAATACTGAGACGAAGTTTTGGGATGCCAAAAATCCTATATTGACTGATACGCAAATATCAAATCCTGTAAGTTTAAGAAAAAATATTATTGTCACTGGTCCTAATGCTGGCGGAAAGACGACTTATGTAAAAACAATCTTATCAAATGTAATATTGGGGCAAACTATAGGAATCTCTTATAGTATTAAATCACAAATGATATTATATGATACTGTTAACTCTTTTATGCGTGTATCAGATGTTTTAGGTAATCGCTCGTATTTTGAAGCAGAAGCCGAATATTGCCTGAATATGATTAATAAAGCTAAGGAAATAAATGCTAATAATAAGTCGGGGCTATTCTTGATGGATGAACCTATGCATTCTACGCCACCAATTGAAGGAATGTCGACGGCTTATGCGGTTATTGAGTATTTAAGCAAATTACAAGGAATTACATTGATTATTACAACACATTTCCATAGATTAATAAAATTAGAAGAAATATATCCAGAAAAATTTATAAATCTTTCGGTTGATGCGATACCTATGAATAATAAATATTACTTTCCTTATAAGATAAATAGAGGACATTCATATCTTTGTATTGCTATAGAATTATTAGATATTAAGGATTTTCCTAAAGATATTATAGATAATGCGATTAAAATGAAAAACAAAATATGTAATGATATTAATAAATAATGTACGGCTTTTTATTTGATCAAACATATATAAACTTAATTATATTGGGTTTCTTTCTGTTTTTAATAATGTTCTTATGGAGAAAAATTACTATAATTGAAGGTAATTATTTTATATTAGAAAAACGCGTTGATATGATTAAAAAGACTGAGCGAGATTCTTTAATATCAAAGAATATGGAAAAAGCCGATGTAGTTATGAACGAAATATTTAAAGATAGCACCAGCGGCGGCTCTGGCGGCAAAAAAAACTTCTGTAATAATGTTAGTTATTGTCCCCCAGAAGTCCCTGTAAAATCGCAAAAAACTATTTCAAAAGTTTCAGAGGATTCCAAGGATTCCAAGGATTCCAAGGATTCCAAGGATATCCAAGACATAGATATGTCATCATATATGATAGATGCCGTAGGTACTGTAGGTACTGTAGGTACGGTAGGTACTGTAGGTACTGTAGGTACTGTAGATATAAATGATGTAAATATTCAAGATGTAATAGAGAATCCTTCTAACCTTATTAAATCTAAAATTGATAATAAAATTGAAATAATAGAATATAAGGATGATATAAAGAATGGCATAGATGATGTAGTTATAAATAAAAATGTAGAATATGGCAACAACACTGATGTGAATAATGTATCTGATGTTTCAATGGATGTGAAGACAACAGAATGTGATATTGTAGATGTTATATATGCTGCGGGTACTACGACTATAGTTGATAATATGGATAGCGATGCTATATCAGTTAGTTCCGATATTACTTTTGGTACTGATCAGGATAAATCTATAACAAAGAAGTATAAAAAAATGAGTATTGAGAAGCTTCGCGAAGAATGTGTAGAAAAATCTTTAAATAGCGAAGGTTCAAAAGCAATACTTATAGGCAGAATATTGGAGTATAATAAAAAGACGTAAAATAAAAAATATTGTAATTGTATAGATAATAAAATAATAAAATGAATAGTACGAATAATACAAATTTAGAAGAATATCGCACTAAATGTCCTATTAAAATGTCGGATGGGAGAATATTCACTGATTATAGACCACGATGCGCTGTTAATGCCGAATTAATGACTGATTTATCAAATAACAATATGATTAAAAGCAGTTATGAAAGTCGTGTATTTTTACAGAGCAATGCTGAAAAAATAATAGAGATGAATAAGATGAACGCAACTAACAATTTAACTCCTTGTGCTCCTTGTTCGCGCCCTATTGATGTTTCTGGAACTATGTACCCCGAACGCTATATAGTAAAATGCACACCTTCAAGTTGTGAAAAAATAGAGGTAAATAAGCATGGTTTAGGAACAAGTACAAGAGTACAAATGTAAATAAATAAATCTATATATATAGAATAGAGATAATGATTTTTAACGATGAATATATATATTTAAATGTAAGCATTCAAAACAATTCTAAAATGTTTCTTGAAGGTTATATAAAAAATCCGTCGCAATATAATAAAATGTTAGTATTAGCAGCAAATCCTATTGATAGAATGATTAATTATTCAGGTTCCGGATTACCTTTTCCGAACGAACATATAGCTTTTGAAAATACTAAAAATATGTTTTTAGTTTCAGGAACAGGTGTTATAAATACCGTTTTTAACTATCCTAATAGCTTCTATTCTCGCAACGGAAAAAATAAAATATTACCATCTATTTACATAGAATTAGTACAAGGCAATAATATGCCCTTCCAATTACAATATGAACTAAGTGATTTTAATACTCTCCGTTCATTAATAAATAGAGAATCACGTCAAGGACCTGAATTTTATGGTGCTAAAGATGTTATTCTACCAATAGATACTGCCGAAAATGTAATGTATGCTTATTCAAACGCAAAATTGAAAAATGATATAGGCTAACGCAGTAATAATAATAGCTATCATATCAAACACGCTTAATATTTTTTATTCTATATAATTTATTATTCTATATAATTTATATATATACATACCTTTTATATTTTTGGAATACATTTTATTACTTTTAATAACAAAATATATAAAAATTGATAGTTATATATTTTAATAATATTATACACAAACGAGGTTCAATCCCTAGTTTTGTAAGGACTTTCAGCTTTTCAAAAAGACATCACATATATCTCGTGTATCTCGTGTATCTCGTGTATCTCGTGTATCTCGTGTATCTCGTGTATCTCGTGTATCTCGTGTATCTCGTGTATCTCGTGT